GTTTTGCGAAGCAATACGCAGCCTTCCAGCAGGGTGAGGGCGAGGTACACGAGGGTACGCCGCTGAAGGCGTGGCCGATGGTCACCCGCTCCCAAGTGGAGGAGATGAAGTTCTTTGGTATCTACACTGTGGAGCAGCTAGCTGAGCTGGCTGACGTCCATGTGCAGAAGTTCATGGGTATGGGCAACCTGAAGGAGCAGGCGAAGGCATTCATCCAAGCTGCTCGTGAAGGGGCTCCTCTGGTACAGCTCAATGCAGCGGTAGAGCAAAAGGATGCTGAAATCTCTGCGCTCCAACAGGCATTGGCTGAGCTTCAGGATACGGTCAAGGACCTCCAGAAGCCAAAGAGGGGCGGTAAGAAGAGCGAGGCTGCATAGATGGCGGTTAGCCGATATATACCAGCGTCGGACATTATCAATCGGGCTGCCGTTGAGTGTGGCCTACAGCCGAGCGCTGATGTATTTTCAGAAAGTGACCCTAGCTTCATTCAGCTACGCAATCTGATCAATACCTGCGGGCAGGACTTAGTTGAGTCCTATCCGTGGGAGATCCTGCGTAGGGAGCATCAAATTGTCACGGCGGTTCCCCCCGATACGGGCATTTATGACTTGCCTACCGACTTCGGCTACATGATACCCCAGACTGGTTGGGAGCGAGCTGAGAATGTTCCTCTGGGGGGACCGCTTTCTCCGCAGCAATGGTCATACCTTGAGGGTAGGGACTTGGTGAGCTTTACTATCTACGCCAGCTTCCGAATCATGGAGGATAAATTCCAAATTTTCCCACAGCCTCCCCCGGATGGGCTAGACATTAACTTTGAGTATATCTCAAGAAATTGGGTTCAGGCTACAGGTGGAGGCGCATTTGGCGATACTGTCACGGCTAACTCGGACGTTGTCTTCTTCAAGCCAGTGATGATAGTCCAGTATCTGCGGTATAAATTCCAAGAAGCTAAGGGTTTCAACAGCCAGCCAGCTCTGGGGGCCTTTACGAAGGCTTTTGATCAGGCTACAGAGGGGAACAAAAGTGCTCCCATCCTGAACGCGGGTGCTCGTGCGGCTGGCATCCACTACCTTGACTTCAGGAATATACCTAACACGAACTACGGCGGTCCATAATGCCGCTGATAGCTCAACAGCAACTCACTAAACCGGCATCAATGCCGGCTCCCACTGGTGGTATAGACTCTATATCCAACCTCTTCGGTATGGATATCAGGAGTAGCATTTTGTCAATTAACATTGATGCTACCACTAGAGGGCTTAGAGTCCGTCCAGGATATACAGAGTACGCCAACGGGTTCCTCGGTCTCGGTATTCAGACGATCTTACCTTTTAAGGGGAGTATGGATGACGGGACTGAGGACCGTTTATTCTGTGCTAACAGTGATGGTATCTATGACATTAGTGCCAGCACGACCACACCTACAAAGGATGTGGACTGGGCAATCAAAGCAACGCCCTCAGGACGATGTACTTATAGTCAATTTACGAATGATAATGGGGATCATCTCTTACTGGTGTGCGATGAGGAGAATGGCCTCAATGTTTATACCGAGGCTACAGGGCTTTGGACTGTCCCGGCTATTGTCGGGCCAGCAGGGGGAGCAGCCGACCTTGCATTCGTGATGACTTGGAAGAATAGGGTATGGTACATTGAAAAGAACAGCACCTCAGCGTGGTATTCCGATGTCGGAGTCTTTGCAGGAACTCTCACCGAGTTTAACTTTGGCTCTAGATTCCGTTATGGTGGCATTCTTACGGTCCTCGCAGATTGGACACTTGACGCTGGCGAAGGTCCGGATGATTACATCGTTGCGATCAGCTCTGGAGGAGACGTTATTGTCTACCAAGGAACAGATCCAAGCTCCAGCAGCACTTTCGGGATCATCGGACTATGGTTCCTCGGAGCCATGCCTTTCGGACGAAGAATTACCTCCTTATATGGAGGGGACCTCCTTGTTCTTTCCACCTATGGGCTGATTAGCATGACGGCTATCCTTCGTGGGGTAGATCCGTTTAGTTTAGAGGCTTCACTAAGTTGGAAGATACAGGCTTTCATCAATGATGTGATGACTAGGACTAAGGACGTATTCGGATGGGAGATAAAGATCCACCCAAGCATATCGCGGCTGGTGATTTCCTCCCCAGAGGAGACGGCTTTGTCTCTGCCGGCGAAACAGTTCACTTACGACCTTAATCTTAAGGCATGGTCAATTTGGGAAGGCGTACCCATCATCACGTCGGAGCAGTACCAGTCGGAGTTCTATTTTGGGGCAAAGACTATCAATGTGTGGAAGTTAGAGGGGCCGATAGACAATGTAGAATTAGATACTCCTACGCCTCTGCAAATCGACTTCCAATTACTAACTTCGTTTCAGGATTTGGAGACGCCAGAGCAATTCAAGAGAGTAGCGTTCATTCGCCCTATCTTTGTGGCGCAGTCATTGCCCTCATACAATGTAGACGCCCGGTATGACTACAATACCGAAGATTTGGCTATACCTCCCCTTGCATCCGCCGGAGGAGTGGGAGTGTGGGACACAGGTCTTTGGAATATCGCCATTTGGGGTGGGGGAGCAGTCGCTTTTCAACCACCAAGGGGAAGTTTCGGAATCGGTAAGACAGTTGCTATCGGACTACGAGGAAAGTCGCAAGTGGAAACTACATTGATCGCCATAGGCGTCATGTGGGAGGATGGTGGGCTGCTGTGATCAGTATACTGCCAATGAGCCGCCAAGACGAGTGGGAGTACATTGCAGAAGGGGCAGAGTGTGTCTTATGTGCTGACACTAAAGGTATCGTAGCTTATAAGGATGGTAAAATCGTTGGTGCGGTCGCTATGGATACGTGGTCGCACAATAGTTGTCACATACACATCGCTGTAGACGATATGCTGATCTTTAAGCATAAGTTTCCAGAGGAGGTCTTCCATTACATCTTTAACGAGTGTGACAAGGGTGTAATCGTAGGCATCACTCCTGCTAACAATGCCAGAGCTTTACGTTTCATAAAACATATCGGTTTTGTGGAGGTGTTTAGGCTCAAGGATGGCTTTGAAGTTGGTATTGACTTTGTGTGTACTGAGTACCGCAAAGAGAACTGTCGCTACATAGGGAATTACGATGGGCAAATCCGCGCCAGATCCGCCTGATTACGAAGGCGCTGCTGAAAAGACTGCCGAGGCTAACCTTGAAATGCTGGAGTTGCAGACGCGGGCGAACCGTCCGCATCAGATAACTCCGTGGGGCGAAGTAATTTGGAATGAAGGGCAGGACGGTAACTGGACACAGAATGTTATCCTTGCCCCTGAACAGCAAGCGGCTCTTGATCAGCAGTTAGGTCTTACACAGCAGCGAAGTGAGCTTGCCGGCTCTATGATGAGCCGGGTTGACGAGGAGTTTGGCGAGGTAATGGACTGGAGCCAGTTCCAAGAACTGGCTGGTCCGCTTGCCAGTGGTGACCAAGCTCGGCAGGCTGCTGAGGATGCCATCTACGGGCGTTCCTCCTCCCGTCTTGACCCACGATGGGCTGCTAAGAAAGAAGAGCAACAGTCAATGCTTCGTAACCAAGGGCTTCGCCCCGGGGATGAGGCTTATGACAGGGCTATGGATCGTCTTAACGAGGCTGAAACTGATGCTTATCAGCAGGCTTCGTATGGAGCTATTATAGGTGGAGGCCAAGAAGCTACCCGTCAGCAGCAAATGGATCTCACAGGGGCTAACTACCAGAACACTCTCCGGCAGCAACAAATCGCAGAGTCAATGCAACGTCGTGGGTTTAGCTTGAATGAAATCAACGCTATACTTCACGGCCAGCAGGTCGGTATGCCCTCAATGCCGGGGTTCAATACTTCTGAACGGGTAGCGGGAGCCGACTACACTGGCGCAGCGAGGGATACTTACTCCGCTGAGATGGATGCGTTCAGCGCTGACCAAGCTATGATGCAAAGCGTTATGAATGCTGGAGCCGGTGCCATGACCATGTCAGACATACGGCTTAAGAAGGACGTAGAAGAGGTTGGTCATTACAACGGCTTCACCTTCTACAAGTGGACATGGATCTGGGGCGGCAAGGGCTTCGGTGTGCTGGCTCAGGAGATGCCTCCTGAGTATGTGGCAGTTCACCCGAGTGGCTACCTCATGGTTGACTACGGGAGGATGCTCTAATGGGTATGCGAGCAGGCGGCGGAGGTATGGGCAACCTCATAGGTGATGTAGTTCGCCAGAGTCAGCAATTCCAAGGGCGGCAGGAGCGTACTCTTCCAGAAGTAGCAGCAGAGCAACCTGCTGAAACTCCTAGTGGGTTCAAAGGCGGCGATCGACGTGCTCCTATAAGGGGAGTAGCACGTCAGTTCCAAATGGCTAAGGAAGCAGCGGAACAGCCTGCTCCTGATCCTCGCATGGGCGGGATGGCTGGCATGATCAAGCAGGTAATCCAGAAAAGTGGGCAAGCGAGAGAGGCAGCAGGAGCTTCTACTAGGCAAGCGATGCAGCAGGAGATGGCTCAAGCTCAGGAACAGGCTCGGCAGCCTGTCGGCCCAGGAAGTCAGTGGTCACCTGAGCAACAGGAGCAATGGAGGTCTGCCAGAGGCAACCCCCGGATGAGGAATATGCTTACAGAGGCTCACCAGCAAAGTCAGGCGGTTAACTCTGGGAGGGCTCCGCCAAGGATGTCCTCTATGTCTCAGCAGCAAGGGTACGCTGATCAAATGCGAACCCAAGCTCCTAACCCGACGGGTAGGCGCGTAGGAAGAGGTGGAGGAAGATATGGCTAACGTCGCAGCAACAAATATGATGATGAGGCTGATGGGTCAGGGTCTCATTACTCAAGAAGAGGCTACGCGAGCAATGCAGGATCCTGACAAGGCCATGAGGGGCTGGCAGTCTAGGTTCGGTGCTCAAGCCAATGCAGTCACAGATCAAATGATTGATACTGACCCTAATGTTTCAGTTGGTCAGGCAGCTAACATTCCGGGCATCGGTGGCGACATTGCCATACCGGGGACACCTCAGCCGGGGCAGGCTCCCCAAGCGGGTGCGAGAAGCATTTACGAGGACCTGTCGGAAGGCCAGCTAGGTCAGATCGCAGGCATGGGGGATCTTGACAGGCAGATGGCACAGGCTGAGGCTATGCGGGACACAGCGGCTCTGGAAGGCAGGTATGTCAACCAAGGCCGAACCTATGTAGCCGACAGCCCCCTCGCCCATGCTGTTCGTGGGGCTAAAATCTTTAAGGGTGCGAAGGGGGCCAAGAGGATTGGTGAAGAGCAGACCGCAGGGCGTCGTACTGTCATTGATTTACTTCGCAATAGGAACCGTAACCCCATTGATGTAGGAGAAGGGGAGCAGGACATATTGGACTTTGACCCAACTAGGACAAGTGGGTTCGCATAATGCCTAGCGCACTTGAAATAATGCTCCTGAGCGGGGGCCGGGATGAGGATATGCAGCGAGCATTGTCCTCCCAACTGCGGCGTCGCCAGGAAATAGGTGAGTTAGCACAACTCACAGGGGACCGTGTGCTCACTCCTATGGGGCAGAACCTTGTGGAGAGTGTAAGCCAGAGTCAACAGTTAGAAATGACTCGTGCTGACAAGGCAGCACAGCGAGAACTCACTGCTGACTATTATAATCAGCTTGGGGAACAACAGGGCCTCACTCATGCCTTAGCTGTTCGCCGGCAGGAAGAACTAGAACGTCAGAATGCGTGGCTCAGGGAGAATGGCTCGCTAGCTGAGCGTAGATTTGCTGACAGGCAGATGAGAGATGATGAAACAGACCTCCGTAGGCTTGGGCAGGACATGATGAAGGCTGGCGTTCCTGAAATGAACCGGCTGTCTGCTGAGATTACCTCACTTACCCAGGACTTCTTCCCCGGTGGGTCAAGGGAAGGGGAAGATATACCTAGCCTCGGGCTGGGCGGGATGAGGCCGTCCATTACTCTTAGTGCAGAGGGTAGGTCAATCCGTAGGGCATTGTCCGAACTCAATAACAGGCTGTTGAGGATACGGTCGGGCGCAGCCGTCACCACTCCCGAGGCACAGCGCCTCGCTGAAGAACTTGGTGTGCGGATGGACTCTATCAGTACAGATGCAGAGTTTATCAGTGCATGGCCGAGTATTGTGCAGGGACTACAGTACATTGAGGCTGCTGTGACTTCAAGCTACCGGGGGCCGATTGTTGCTGAATACACTGAAAACTTCAACGCTGCATTGCGACACGCCGATGCTAGCGGGCAGATGGCTGTAGAGGAAGGCCCCATTGATCCTGACATGACTCCTGAGGGTAATCCGATGGCAGCTCCCGTGCCGACAGGGACTTGGTAATGGACTATAGACTTCCAAATGGGTTTATCGTACAGGGCGTACCAGAGGGTACGAACAAGTATACGATATATACCCGAGCTATGAATGAAGGCTGGATGAATCCAGAGGACATAGGGCAAACATCCTATGACCCTACGGAGGGGATGACCGGATGGGGTAAGTTCAGGGCTGGCGTCGGGCAGGGCCTCACCCACACAGCTCGTAGCCTTGGCAACATCGCTGGGCTGATTGACGATGATGAGATGGCAGATGCCCAGGACTTGGATGCTGCCCTCTTAGATACTGGTGCAGGACTAGGTGGAAGTATTGCTGGACAAATCGCAGCTACTCTGCCGATGGGCGGCGCTACCGGGGGCTTGGCTAAGGGCCTGAGTGCTGCTCGAGGTGCAGGTGCGGCCTCGAGAGGGGCGAACGTATTGGGCAAGGCCCTAGCTGCCCCCGTTGGACGAGGTGCCGTCGAGGGGGCTGCTACGGGCGCTCTGTTAGCGAACCCCGGGGACCGAGGCACTATGGGAGCCGTCGGTGGAGTCATGGGCGGAGGCTTTGGGGCTCTTGGGAAGGCTATGGGGATGGCCTGGAAGAACTTTAAGCTCCCGTTCACTAGTCTGAGTGACGAGGCTGCTAAACTTCAGGATGCTACGGGAGAGTTTATACCTCTAAGCCACAGCCTCCAAGGAGGTCTGGTTAAGCAGTTCTACGAATCCCTCATGGCTAACCTCCCCGGTGCTAGCCAGAAGATTCGTGGGCAGTATGCGAATGCGGTGGAGGATCTTCGCAGGTACGCCTCTGAAATGGCGCATCCTCCTACTGCACAGGTCATGGACGATGCCGGTAATCTCGTAAGCCTTGACTTCAAGCCGGGGCAAACGATGCAGAATATATTCAAGCAGTTAGATGACTACTGGGACAATGCTTACGATGGAGTACGCAGGGCTGACATTGACATGACAGGCTTCCGCCTTACCGATGACGTAGCTCGTTTGGTAGACGACGTGAGTGGTGGAACCTTTCCTCCCCTCACAGGAGGAAGGGTGCCGGGGAGCCAAGTGCTTGACCTCAAGAATGGCCTTAATCGACTAATGCGAGAAATAGATCCGAATCAACCGCTGGCCCGAGGACAGAGGGCTGTGTTTGAGAGAACCATACAGCAGTTAGATGATCGGTTACAGCGGAGCCTCCCCAAGGATGTTTTTGATGACTACTTGGCAAAGTCTCCCTACTACAAGAGCTATAATGATCTTATTGAAGCTGGGAACAAGGCTGCTAAAGAGGGGTTTGAGATGACCCCTGCTCAGCTCGCCGGTGCTACGGCTCAGCGGGGAGGAAAGGCTGCTCGTATTGGTGAAGGGACTCCTATGCAGCAGGTCGCACAAACAGCTCATAAAGTACTCCCTGATTTCCCAGCTAGGCCGGGGATCTATCAGGTGGTTGCTGCTCTTGGGTTGGGGACAGCCGCAATCGGTGCGATTGCAGGGGTAGGAACACCTGCCCTCGCAGTTGGTAGTCTTTATGCCCTCGGTAAAGTCATGGCGAGTAAGGCTTTCCAACGAGCTATATCAGGGCAACATGGGTTCGCAGCCAAGGCTGATCAACTAGCAAAAGCGCTGAGGTTGGCAGGGTATTCCTCACGTCAGGTTGCAACTGTCCTCGCAACAGAAACACGGAGGCAAAACGAAGATGCCACGCGACGGTAGCGGAACTTACACCCTTCCCGCAGGGAACCCGGTAATATCGGGTA